TCAAGGTCGAAGCCGCGTCCAAGGACGCCAAGCTCGCCGAACTGACCGCCGCCCTCGAAGTGGCCGTCAAGGAGTCCGAGTCCTTCAAGGCCCTCGTCGAGCAGCACGAGGCCACCAAGGTCAGCGCCTCCAAGGAAGCCGCCAAGATCGTGGCCTCCGTCGGCGTGTCCCCGGTCGAACTCAGCCCCGCGGATGGCAAGCCCACCGCCGAGGCCGTCGACCACCTCGCGACCTTCATGTCCCTGCCCGTCGGCAGCAAAGAGCGCAACGAATACTTCGCCGCTCATAAGCACGCCATCATCAAGGCGGCTATCTAATTTCCCCCCTAAACCTAATCCCTAAATAACATACTACCGTGGCCAATTCTATTGCCTCTGCCCCTAGCATCCTTGCCGAGAGCGTCATCGCATCTCTGAAGGGAAAGCTCCCCGCCCTCCGCGCGTTCTCCAGCGTCTTCACCGCCGCTGAGTCCGCCTCGGGTCGCACTGTCCAAGTTCCGCTGATCGGCACCTCCACTGCAACGGAGTTCTCGACCGGCGGCTACCTCACTCAGGACGACGCGACCATCACGGCCGCCAACGTCACCCTGAAGCACTTCAAGGTTTCGTCCCGCTTCGCTCCCCTGGACGTGAAGATGTACGGCGCCCAGTTCCTCGCCAACGCCTTCGTCCCGACCGCCGCCAACGCGCTCGCCGAAAAGTGCCTCGCTGAAATCGGCGCGCTCATCACCGTCGCGAACTACGCTTCTGGCACGAACACCGGCGCCGCGCTGACCTACGCTGAAGTCGTCACCTCCAAGGGCGTGCTCGACGCCGCCAAGGCCGCTGAACCCCGCGCGTTCATCCTGAACCCGACCTACGCCAACGGCCTCCTCGGTGACGCTACCATCATCGGTAACTCCGTCCTCGGTGCTGGCATCCTGACCTCCGGCCAGATCGGCACCCTCGCTGGCGCCTCGGTCTACCAGTGGAACAGCCTCCCTGCCAACGCGGAAAGCCTCGCTGGCTTCTCGTGCGGCGCTGACGCCATCGCCGTCGCCTCGGCCCTCCCGATGTCCGAAATCCCGGGCTTCGAAGTCGCCAACGCTGTCGACGCCGACACCGGCCTCGGCGTCCAGGTCCTCATGGGCCAGGAGCAGAGCGGTTACTACAACGTCACCGCCACGCTGCTCTTCGGTGCCGCTGTCGGTCGCGCGACCTCGCTCAACCGCCTCACCACGGCCTAATCAGCCGCCGCAAGGCAAACAAACGAGGCTCCCAGCAATGGGGGCCTTTTTTGTGCCCCCTACCAATCCGGGCAATGATAGGATGAGCCTCTACGGAACCGAGTTTCTCAACGACGCCAAAGAGATGGTGGCGGACTTCGGCGTGGCCGGGTCGGCCAACTCTGGCGCCATCACCTTCTCCTGCCTCATCTCCGACCCCGCCGTCTCGACCGTGCTCGAAGCAGGGGGTTATATGGAGCGGACCCAGTACTCGGTCAGGCTCCCCGCTGTAACGGCCTCTTGGAGCCAGCCAGACGGGTCTACGGGGGCATCGGCGGCCCTGCTGTCCTCGGGTGCCCCCATCGCCTCCCTAGGCCAAGGCAAGAAAATCGTGGCCGGCGGGAAGACCGTCCGCATCACGAGCCAGACCTACAAGCCCGGGTCGGCATGGATCACGCTGTTGGTTATCGACGACAATCAATAAGGCCATGGTGACGGTCTCCGTTAACCCGAAGTCTATGGCCTCATTTATGGCCATGCTTCAGCGCCTCTCAGCTGAGACCGGCATGGCCGAGAAGGATACCGCCAAGAAGCAGGCCGCTCTTATCTGCGAAGACTTGGCCCGCTTCACTCCGCCCCTGGTCAAGGGTGGCGGCGGGGGCCTGACCAAGAAGTCCGAGACGGCTGGCAATGAAGCCATCGCCGGGGACACGCGCAAGATGTTCATCGCTATCGGCGACCGCAATCCGAACAGCCAGAAGGCCGCGGTCTTCCGCAGCTTGTCCCACGCGGCGAAGACCAACAACCGGGCGACCTTCGACAAGATTGTCCGCAAGTCCAGCATCCAGTCCCTGAGCATCTCGCCGATCATGACGAAGATACTCAATGACCCCGACCACACCCGGGCTTTCCTCAAGGCTAAGAACTACCTCAACCGCGTGCCCACGAAGTCCAACACCTACGGCTTCGACACCGTGACAGACCTCAAGGCCGAGCATAACGCTATCAAGGGCAAGTTCGGCGGACGCATCAAAAGGAATCAGCGCATAGGCCAACCGCGTCAGCTCGTCGAAAGCAAGAAGGCATTGGATGATTACGTGGCTACCCGCCAGGTCGAAGTAGGTCGCGTCAAGGCTGGCTGGCTGCGAGCTCTTCTTACCCTGCCTATGCCATCGGGCAAGAACGGCCCTAGGAACTTCGGCGCCGACCTTCGTAAGGCGACCTACATCGCCCGGCACGCAGGGGCTGGCGGCTACTCCCGCGTCGTCGAGACGGGCAAGGAATACATGATCACCATCGGCAACCTTATGGGCAATGTGAACTCCATTGCCAGCGAGGCCAACGCCCTGAACCTTGCCCTGGCTAACCGCGAGACGCAGATGGCCAGCGACCTTAAGGGCTACATCGAGCGCATGAAGCGCAGGAATAAGGTCTAACCTCCCAAAGCGGGCAAAGGTACAATGGGTACGAAGAGCATTAGGCATATCGTGGAGGCCACCTTGGCCACCTACCTATCCACCCAGACCGGGCTGACCGCCGTGGCCTTCCTGACGGGCGACAGCGCCGCGACCCAGACCCTGCCCAAGGCCGTGGTCCTCTGCGAGTCCGCCCGCAGCCCTAACGACCTCCCCGAAGGCGAAGGCAACTTCAGCTGCTCGGTCCGCATTACCCTCTTCTCGAACGCCGACGACACCACCCTCGCCGATCACCGCGCCCGCTGCGCGGCCCTGTCCGGCAATATGCGCGACCTGACCAGCATCAAGGCGGCCTTCGTCACCTCGACCGACGCGGCCTGCTATGACGTCACCATGCAGTCCGAGGACGAGGGTATCGACGAGCGCTCCTGGGCGACTTCCTTCTCGTTTGACGTGCTGGTGGTCCTGCCCGCCTAAGCCAATTCCAAAGCCTGCAATTACAAATGGCCGCCATCTCAAACGGAACCACCTGCATCTACGGAGTCGCGGGCACTGTCACCAACCTCTTCGTCCAGAGTTACAGCCTCTCGTCTTCCTTCAACGCTGAGGCCACCGTGGTCAATGAAGATGGCCTGACCAAGACCCACCGCCTCGATGACCGCAAGAGCGAGATCACCATCGAAGGCATCGCCAAGACCTCGACCATGCCCATCCTCGGGGCCACGCTCGCCTTCACGACCAACACCGCCTCCGCCTATCCGGCTGGCTCGGCTTCGGTTTCCTTCTCTGGCGTGATTACCAAGATTGACGACAAGGGCACGAACAAGGGCTTTACGTCGGTCACTGTCACGGCCATCGATTACGAAGGTATTACCTTCTAATTGACACCCCCGCAAGGGGGACAGTCTAGAGGACAGTGGATCGTCGCTTCCTCAACGCTCACGTCGACCCGGCTCCTTTCAGGATTCTGGGTCGAACTCTTTACCCCTGGTGCCTCAAGTATCGGGTGCGTCTGATGGCCTTTGACTCCCCGCTGGTCACCGGCACCCGCGGCATCACCCCTGCCGACCTTATCTTCGCCTGCCAAGTGTGCGCCGAAGAGCAGCTTGGCGAGATTGGCTGGAGGGACCAACTGCGTATCCTGCACCTAGGTCGCAGGCCGGAAAAGTTTGAACGCCTAGTCGAAGCCTTCGCCGGTTATATCCTCGTCCAGGACTGGCCGAAGTTCTGGGAGCAGTCGAAGACCAAGTCAGGGGGCGGCGACAAGGGCGTGCCTTGGCCGCTAAGTATTGTCGCTAATTTAATTGCGTCAGGGGTGCCCGAGCAACGGGCGTGGGAGATGCCGGAGTGCCAGGCCATCTGGCTCAACTCCGCCCTGGCTATCCGCAAGGGTGCGGACGTGGCGATCATGTCGCCCGAGGAGGAAGCCTTCATGGCCGAGGAGGAAGCCAAGGAGGCCGCCGCGGCTGCTTCCAATCCTGCAAAGGAAAGCACCCCCTGACATGGCCCAAGACCTGACAGTCAACATCAAGACGACCTCCGACGTCCCGCAGGC